GGTTTGTCTTCAGTCCAGTTAAAGTACTTAGTACCTACACAACCTTTACAGTCTTTATCTAGACTGATTATAACTGGGTCATGACCTGACTTGATTAACTCGTGTGATCGAACTACTACGTGATCATCTACTTCATAACCTTCGATCAATCCACCTGCGTATTTATTTAAAGCATATTCTTTTACTTTATCTAAAAGCAGAGGTCTTAACATACCTTTTCTATTACCTTTGTATAACTCAGGTAACTCTAGGTTTACTCTAAAGTTATTCTTACCACCTACGTAGCATTCAGTAAAGTCTGCTTCTAAACCTTCTGTAATAGAATTTACTTGAGTCTTGACAATCTGGTAAGCATGAGTCTCAGGTTCACAGACTTGAATATCTTTAATCTCATAATCATCTTCTTTGTATTCAAAATTCTTTCCAGATAAGAACTCTTTGAATTCTGTTCTAGTCTTGAATTCTTTTACTCTAGAACTTGCTTTATGAATAACCTCTATGCTTCTTTGCTCTGCCGCAGCAGCAGATCTATAAGCAATCAAATCCATATCGAATAATAAGATTCTTTGCTTTTGTGAATTTTTCATACAACTCCTAATAAAAAAACCCTACTGGAGTTAACCAATAGGGCTTAGTGCATAAGTAATGTTACTTATTAACTTGGAATAATTTCCCTAAATTAATACTAGAATTAATTGTACCATTTAGCACGATTACACTTAACCATGTCCAGAAGGTATAAGGAATAGCCAGTAAAGGAAATAGAGTATTTAAACCCCAAATTACAGCAAATGGTAAACAGATTACACAAAATACAATAATCAAAATAAGACCAATTGCTCCTGTAACAAAAAATGCAGATTTATCACTCATGTTTTCTCCTTAAATTAGTTCTTCAATCAAGTCAATAATACTCTGTGACTTATCAGTTAGTTCTTCAGTATTTGAAGCAGCAATAGCCTTTGCTACTGTAGACAAGATAACAGGATTAAAACCTGCTTCTTTTGCTTCAGCCTTTACTTCCTTTAACTTTTCATTAAGTGATTCAATTTGAACAAGCCATCCAACCATCTCTTTAACATACGTGGCTTGTGTCTTTACTTGATTTACAATTTCGGTCATATTATTCCTTTATGTTATTAAGCATTTGGTAGGCCAGATTGGATTCTAACCAATGATCTTCGCATTATGAGTACGGTACTTTAGGACTCTAAGTTACTGGCCCACAGATATATGGTGTGACCGGAGGGATTCGAACCCCCGACCTACGGAGTAGAAATCCGTTACTCTATCCAACTGAGTTACGGTCACATATATTTAAAAAGGAATATCATCCTCTTCTTGTTTTGCAGCCTTCTTTACTACAGGCTTCTTTTGTTCTTGCGGAGGTTCTACCTTTGGTGATTGTACAGGACTTTCATCAAACTCGCTACCTACTTCGTATTCTACTGTAGTGCGAACATATTCAATCATTTCAGTAACTAGAACATTCTTTAGTCGAGCGACATTCCCCATCTTACCTTCGTAGTGATCTACACTAATAGCACCCTTAGATCCATTAGAAGGTAACTTTGTAAAGGTAACATCTACTACAGTATTGCCCTGCTTTTCTAGCACTCGTGGCCTGTACTTGTCTGGAACAGGATTACCATTAGCAAGTACGCTATTCTTCTTTAGTGTAATTACATATACGTTTTTACCAGAATCTTCTGGTGGAGGGCACTTGTAGATAGCCTCGAAATCAGTTGCCTTTACCTTTTTTGCTGCTTGCTTTGGATAAAGGGCATTGAAGGTATCAGCAGTATCTTCATCTACTACAATACCGCACTTGTACTCTTGACCTTTCGTTTCATCATAACAAGCGCGGGGCTTATCTAGCATTACGTAAACAAGAGTTCCAAATAATTTTTCCATTTTGATTCCTTATAAAGTTGATATTTGGTGATTTTGATTATTCTGTTCACCAACAGAAGAGTGTTCTAACTCGTTTAGAATTACCCAAAGATCGAAGTATAGCATATCTAGATCTTCCTTGTCAAGGCTAATTCTTGTGTCTTCTCTATCGCCTATAGTCTTTACTAAGCATTGAAATTCTTTGTCATAAGTAAATTTACAAAGTGAAGTCATGATTGTGCTATGCCTCGATGATAAGTTTTTCTGCTTCTCTGATGTAGTAATCATAGTCTATGTCATCTTTGAAGTCAAGAATATTGTTGCAAGTTTTTACGTTCCATTCTTTGTCTAGAGAGAGCCTTCGATCTTCTCCCCCTTCTTCAAGGGCTGGCATGATTTTAACTAACTTTCCACCTTCTTTGCAAGGGTAGTACCTACAAATATTTTGCTGCTGAATTTCTGAGCCATCTTGCATTTGCATGACAAGCCTAGAGTTTCGAGGCACTTTAGTCCTAAGCAGAAAATCGTACTTGTTTTTCCAGTTCTTGATGAATTCTTCAGGATCTGTCCCATGAAGCATTGCTGCTTCTGCTGCTCGTTGAACTACTAGAGCAGATTGATTCTGATGCCACCCTAGATCTTCATACTGATATGCTCCTTTACGCTTAACTTTATCATTCAAGTACACCGCAATGTAATTATTTACATCTCGAATAATCATCTGCTTGTACTGTGCTGTTTCAAGTTCAAGTTTAGTAACCTTCTCCCAGTCAGACAAAATCTGCTTTGCTTGATCTTCATCTTGCTGCTTAAAGATAGCAGTAACTCCGTCTGTATTTACTTGAATAAGTTTTAACTTCTCAATCTCCATAAGCCTTTCAGCAAGAAGACATAAAGATAACTGACCATTAATCGTAATAGCCATTGTGTACTGCGGATCATAGAATGGACTAAACTGATTATTACTATCACCGTATACTCCATTAAGAGCAAGTTTCATAACAGCGTTCTCAGGAGTACCTTTTTTATAACTTTTGCGTGTTTCATATACGTCTTGGTAAATATCACAGAACTTTTCACCTAGATGCTTAGGAAAAACTCTGTTTGAAATAGCGATATTAGGATACATACTAGCAACGTCATAATCTCGAATGATCCAATCACCCCGTGCTTTAATGATCTTTGACTCTACGCTTCCATGAATACCACCTGTACCAAAGTCAAACCTGAAGCCATCAATAACTACATTAAGGCTATCTGCTACTTTATAGCAGCCCCAGTATGACTTTTTATTAATCCTAGCCTTCTTAGGCTTTTTAGTAAAGTCAGGAGATCCTTCTTCATCTTCTGGTTGGAAGTAAATATGCTCTCCATTAGCGTCAAAAAGGTACTCTGTAGCCTTTAGTTCTTCTTCCTCGACCCATCCCATAGGGTGCTCTGTTTTAAACTGCTGTAGGTCGTTTTCATCAGGCTTAGACTTGAACTTCTTTCGCTTGATCTGTAGTTCAGAGTACTGTGCTACGTCACCAAGGTCATGCTCTTCAACATCTGTAAAAACTCCTTTGGTTTCTGTAATTGAACTATTCCTGAACCATTCAAGAATTGCTTTGAAAGCAGGTTGCTTGAAATCATAATAATCAAACAAGAAATCTTTTACGTGAATGATATCTCGCTTAGTTTGATTGATACTTCGTTTACCATGAGCGTCATACGTATAGCAAGATCCTTTCATAGACTCTTCTAGACGCATAATAAAGTAATCTTTACCAATCTTTGTATCGTTATGATTAGTAAAGTCTTTATTATATTTAACACTCAGTTCTGCACGAAGATTCAATGCATCCAAAGAGTACTTGTAAAAGTCAAGAGTCATCTTTACATCATGCTTGTTGTATATACAAAGTATATCCATGTCTGCATGAGAAAGTTTCATTCCTACTGGAAAAGGAAGATCCTCGATGTTATCTGACTTCATATTAAACTCAAGCATCTTCAAAGAAGTACTACGTGCTTTATTATCGAAGTGCCAGATCTTATACAAGTCTACTTGTTTAATAATAATATCTTTATCAGGGATACTGTGCCCAAAGCCTTCACCCTTGAATGAAGCAATTTGCTTTTGAGCAAGTCCCCAAATAAACTTTGGTGTACAAGTACTGTAGTTTTTCTCTTTTTCCTTAGATGCTACTTTCATGATTTCATGAATAATAGGATAGTCAAATCCAAGATTATTGAATCCAACCATTCTGCAATTATTGTCACGAAGCCACCTAAAGCAACACAAGATTGCTTCTATATCATTCTTTCTATCCGAGATCTCGAATACTCTTGAGACTTTACCATCTGCACGAATAAGGCTAATAGTAAAGCAATTCGGATATGTCTCAATGTCATAAATCCAATCACCATCAATGTAGTCTTGCTTTTGTACTTGGTCTTGCATTTGTTCTCCTTTGTCACAGGCTGTATTGTAGCAAAGAAAAAAGCCTACGTAAAGTAGGCTAAGGTCTTAGAAGTCAATCTTTTCTTTAGGAACATCAGAAATAGTTCGAGGTGTCTTGCTGAAGTACTCTTCCTTGTTGTGCAAGGTGTGAGTGTAATTCTCGTAATACAATTCACCTGCTGGCCCTGTAAGACCAACTAGACGATTCTTGCTTAAGACAATCTTTGTTGTATTACGCTCTACTTCATCTTCTGAGTACTTATCACGAGAAAGCAGAATGTTAGCAGATGCTGACTTAATAATTGTACTTGAACCATGAATTGAATCTTCAGTCAAAGATCCACCATTTGTGCTTGACTTCTCACCAGATTGTGATTTGCGAATATGGTTAATAAAAATAAAGGCAATACCGTGCGATTTAATCATGCTCTTAGCCCACTTCAAGAAGACTGCTTGCTCATCATTAGATAGACCGTCTAGAACGTCCTGAAGAGGATCTAGGACGATCACCTTACAACCACTAGAGATAACCATCTGCTCGATAACCTCTTGCAGTTGCTCAATGCTTCCATCCCGATCTTCACAGAGATAGAACCTAGAGTTACCATCTTCATTCACAAATAACTTATGAGCAAGTTCTTTACTTCGTTCAGAGATAAGAAACTCTTGCTTCTCTTCTTGTGGAAGCATAGCAATCTTTCGGCTTACGTGTCGGCTAAACAAAGCCTCTGCGTACTGCGGTGCAGATAGTTCCATAGAAAGAATACCAACCATATGCGGAGAATTAAAGATCCAGTAATACACCATTTCATTAATCAATGAAGTCTTACCTACACCTGTACCTGCTGCGATATTATAGATATGCCCTAGGCTGATACCACCTACAAGCATCTCATTCAATTCCTTCATGATAGGAGGAAAAGGCATCTTGACTACAGAAGACTGCTCGATCATCTTGTCGTACAACTGATCTGAAGCAAGTACTCCAGCAGGAACATACGTCTTTGAATTATAGAAGTCAGACAAGAATTGCTTCTGTTGGTTATTCTCTAGGTACTTATTTGGATCTTTTGCTTTAGTCCATGTAGCGATACGAACCTTTCCCTTTGGTAGAGCACTAATGATCTTGTCAATTGCTTTATTACCTGCTTCGTCGTTATCTAGACCAACTACGATATTCTCGAAGTTATTCAAGAACTCATAATTATTTGCTACTTGCTTACTAGGATTACCTGCACCTGTGGTAATACTTACAACAGCAGTAACGAAGTCTCCACCTTTACTCTCAGAATATTCTTTGAACATCTGATAAGCAGCGTGACAGTCTTCTTCGCCTTCTACAAGAAGAACGTACTTACCACCTGATCGGAATCGGAAAGCACCATACAAATCACAATCATTGCCTGTATTACCAACAGCAAAGAACTGCTTAGGATGCTCACGTACCTTATATCCAGACAACTTATCATCTACGGTAATAGGATAGTACCTTGTACGTACATTGTCAGTACTGTCCATCTCTGTACGTACACCATAGAACTTCAGTACAGCATCAGAAATCCCCCTGTAGTTATTAGCAGAGATCTGTGTCTTTGCCTTGATCTCTTCTGCTTGAGTAGAGGTGATACTTTCTTTAGTCACAGTTTTTTCCTTTTTGATTGGTTGCTGATTTGAAACACTAGAGCGAATTCTATTCAATGGCTTGTTTTGGTCAAGAAGTTCTTTTGATGGAACCGTGTACAAACACCCAAAACAATGTGAAGATCCATCGGCATAGAGTGCCGTGTTGTCCTTGCTGCCGCATTGCGGGCATGAAACGTGCTTTACAAACTCACCCATATAGACTCCTTACTTCTTCATTTTAGTGATCTGCATCATAACATTCAATGCTTGGATAAAGTGAACTTGTTGCATCTGATCTAGTTCGTACCACATTACATCACCACCCATGATCTTACGAATAGAGTAGTAGAACTTCTCTGTGTCTGATAGACTGTCTTGCTGATCTTCCATCTCTTCCTTTCAAGTGCTTTTTAACAAGGAGATGAAGTCTAGCACACAAATCCAAGAAGTCAAGCAAATCTTTCTTTCAACTTAGATCAAAAAAGACTTGACAAGCATCTTCAAAATGATAGAATCCTCGAAGAGGCGCGAGAGGGCGCTCAAGGGTCAACTCAGGGTAATCTAGGGTAATATAAGATAATATATATATATATACTAGTATAAATAAAGATAAAAATAGTTCTTGACAAGATGTACGAACAGTCACTAGAATTGAAATAATTGAAGAGTTGCTTTATTTAAAGGAGAGAAAGAAATTTATGGAAGTAAAACTTAGATCAAGTCAGTACAATGGTGCTTATGAAAGAATTATTTGTATAGATGGTGTTGACTTTATTGTGTTATTTGATTACTATCCTCATGAAGTTGGATATAATGATGAACAAGGTCATAACGAATACATAGAGATCATTGATGTTTTTTATAAAACAGAAGGTCTTTCTTCTTTACAAATTTATGAAATAGACTGCTCAATGCAAGAAGACTTGTTCAAAAATGAGTTAGAATCTAAAATTCTGGAACTGCTTAACAACAAACACAAGGAGAAATATGAGTTCAGTATTTGATAAAAAGTTTAATCAACTTGCTAATCAACTAAAAGTAAAAGATGATCAACTTGTAACTGCATATACCTTCTGGAATGCTGGTAATCGTTTTTCTCTAAAGCAAGATGTATCTGTATCAAGCCTACTACGGGTAGAGGAATTTGAAGATCTTCTTACACCTACAGAAGAATTTATGTATAAACCTGAACTTAATAAACAAGAAGCAGATATTCTTAGTAAAGTACTTACTGGTATGATTAATCAGTACCATGCAGGTAAGGTGATTGCAAAGAGTAATATTCAGAAGTACTGGTTGGTCTGTGATAAAGAAAATAAAGAAACAGAACAGTACTTCAAAGAGATGAATAAACTAAAGAGTATTTATCGCAAAGCCTGTAAGCAACTCAAGACAATTGAATCTGCACAGCGTACACTTAAAGCAATTGCAAAAGGAGACTGATATGGGAAAGTGCAAATCTTCTATTTTCTATGAACTGAGTTGCTCTGATGGATTTGATGAATACAGGACTCCTTCTGTTCAAAAACAACAAGTAAAAGTTTCAACAGAATCAACAAAAAAACTTCACCTTGCTCTAAAAGAGAAGTACAATAAGTCTTCGTTTACAGCAAACAAAGTTAAGGTCTGAAATGTCAAGAAAGCGATACGAACTAATTGCAACAGCCTTCGACAAGAAAGGTAGAGTAATTGGGGCAGGTGTAAATGACTACAAGAAATCTCATCCTCTGATGCGCTTGTACTCAGAGAAGTCAGGTGATGTAGAAGAGAAGATCTTTAAACACGCAGAACTTGCTGCATTGCTTTCTTCAGGAAATAAACAAGTACACTCTATGCTCATCCAGAGGTTTGACTTTAATGGAGAGCAAGCAATGTCGATGCCTTGCATGACTTGTCAATGTATGCTTAAAGACTTTGGTGTAAAAGAAGTACGGTATACTACAAAAGAAGGTATTAAGACATGGCATCCTTGTATGATTTAGATCTAGTTTACATGAAGACTGCTTTGCTGCACTCTAGTCTTTCTAGGGCTATCAGAAAGAAAGTAGGTGCTGTACTTGTTACATCACAAGGTGTTACCTTAACTGGGTATAATGGAACCCCATTTGGGGTTGATAATACTTGTGAGTACATCTGTAATGAAACAGGAGAGTACATCACAAAGCCTAGTGTTCTTCATGCAGAGATTAATTGTATCTTGAAAGCAGCAAGAGAAGGCGTAAGCGTAGTAGACTCTACGATGTATATTACGTTGTCACCTTGTCTTCAATGTAGCGCAATGCTGATCCAAGCAGGTGTAAAAAAGGTGTTGTATTTAGAGAACTACAGGGATGAAAAAGGGTTGCAATTGCTAGAAGATGCTGATATAGTTGTGTCTAAGTTTGAAATCAAGGAGAAATAAATGACAACCTGTAATGAATTCACAAAAGCAAAACTAGTAGCGTATTCACAACCTGCTGAAGAGTTTAAAGACCAATTCAAGTCTATTAAAGATCTAGTTTCTTATTGTGCAAGAGTAAGTAATCCAAGTAATCAATTTAATACAGAAACGTCAGATAAACTTATTAATTATCTTCTAAAGCATAAGCACTTCTCACCTTTTGAGATGGCTAGTATTACTATAGAAGTAGAGACTACACGAGATATTGCTCGGCAATTACTACGGCATCGTAGTTTTACTTTTCAAGAATTTAGTCAACGATATGCAGACCCTACTAAAGACTTGACTTTTGTTACCCGAGAAGCACGACTACAAGATCCTAAGAATAGGCAGAATAGTGTCCAGACAGACGATAAAGAACTTATCGAGATTTGGGATGAGATGCAAATTTCCTTGCTTTCTCAAGTAAAGAAGGCTTATACTTGGGCTGTGACAAACGGAATTGCTAAAGAACAGGCTCGTGCTGTGCTTCCAGAGGGTCTTACGATGTCTAGGCTGTACGTACAAGGTACAGTACGTAGTTTCATTCACTACCTCGATGTACGCTGTGAAGAAGGCACTCAACTAGAGCATCGGGTTCTTGCTCAGAAAACAGCACAGGCTATTAGTAAGATTTTTGATGTAAATATTGCAAAGGGATAATATGTACTCTGATTTGAATCCAAGTAACTTTACCAAGACTGAAAATAAAGATAAGTTATATAACTGCAAGAAGTACACAGTAATTTCTTTTACTGAATTACCAGATCAACCTTATCTATTTTATAAGACAGATGGTATGTATAGTATTTGTAAGTCTATGCTTGGAGAGTTCAAGGGTGAGATTTTTCATCCTGCTGCTTGGTCTGATGTTTTTCTATGGAGTGAAAATAAATGAGTGATCTAGAAGAAGAGTTAGAAGTACAGGCTACCTCAAGTAAAAAGAAGAAGAAGACTAATCCAGATGAGCACTATGGTGTTAAGATGCTGCATGGTAAAGCATTACTCAAAAAGATTGCTGAGAAGTCTGGGTTTTACTTGTACGAAGTAGAAGATATCATGACTGCTTTAGTTAATGTAGTTATTGAATCTCTAGAAAAAGGTAAAGCAGTAAAGATTGAGCATCTTGTTTCAATCTCACCAAAGATTAATCCACCTAAGAAGTACTATAATATTAGAGAAGGAGCCTTTAAAGAAACAGCAGGTAGTGTTACTATATCAGCAAAGCCTACTTTTACTTTATTGAATATTATTCGTAAACCAACAGAGGAATAAAATGAAAAAAGATACTTACTTATATAATGCTTTTATTACTAATGTAGTAGACGGTGATACTGTAGACGCAGAGATTGATCTAGGATTTAATATCAAGTGGAGTAATCGACTTCGACTTAATGGTATTGATACCCCAGAGTTGCACTCTTCGTGTCAACAAATTCGTAAACAAGCAGTTATGGCTAAGGAGTATCTTGCTAGTCTTGTTCTGAATCAGAATGTAACTATTCAATCATTCGGGCAGGAAAAATTCGGTAGATATCTTGCTGATATTTACGTAAATGGTGAAAAAGTAAATCAGGTAATGATTGACAAAAGCCATGCACTTCCTTACTTTGGTGGAAAGAAGAAGTAGTGTGAATAAAAAAGAAAAAAACAACTTGACACCTTTGGAAGTTGATCATATCATCTTGATGATCAAGTGCTTACCCGGTAATCCAAGTACACTAGATCTTCTAAGTTTTGCAAGAGATATTGAAATTGCTCATGGGATAGGCTCTGATGTAGAATTTGATACTACTCATAAACCAAAGGCTATTTTTATTTAAACTAAAATGCAATGGAGCACAGAGGAACCTTATATGAAAGAGTACGTAAAATTTAGTTGGGTTGGTACTACAGAAAGTAAAGATGGATTTGCTTGTTTTACTGTAGTAGGAAGTCCTAAACTAGAAATTCAACTTGATTCATTTACTCAAGCAGCAGAGATCTTTATGAGAATGGAGTCTATTTCTAAGATGGCATACCAAGATGGTCGAGAGTCTATCAAAAAAGAAATTGAAGTTCTGTAATAATACAAGAAAGGAGTAATTATGTCAGGAGGTCATTTTAATTATGAGCAGTACAGAATTCAGCGCATTGCGGATGAAATCGAGCGATTGATTCTAAGTAATAATTCTGATGAAATCAATGAGTATGATTACCCTGTCGGTCTTCATTACTCAAAAGAAACTATCAAAGAATTCGAGATTGGACTAGATCATTTTAAGAAGGCTATTATCTATGCACAACGCATTGATTGGCTGGTTTCCTGTGATGATAGTGAAGAATCATTCCATATAAGATTGAAGAATGATTTGGAGGAAGATCCAAAATGGTGAGGCATTGCTATCCTAAAAAAGTTTACTACGTTAGCACAGGAGTGTGGTACACTCTTCGTAGAGGTGGATTTAGGAACTTTATTAGAACACCTAGCCTTCAACGAGCCTTGTCTATCTATCATAGATGTAAAGTAAAGACAAGGCAGATTGATGTTCGTGAAAAAGGGGTTAAACCTTTTGCTTTAATGTGGGAGAAGATGCAATGCAAGACGTAATGTTAGAACTAGCAAAGCAAGCAGGTCTAAAGAAAGAGCATGGGTCTGATCGAGAGTACATTGGAGACTTTGATTGGAGGCATTTTGCTGAACTAATCGTTAAAGATTGCTGTAAAGTTGTTGACAATCACTACGAACCTATTTATGATGGAGTTCTTATTAAACGATACTTTGGAGTTGAATGATGAGTTACCTACGCAAAGCAGCGCAGATGGCGCTGAAGGAATTAGAACATCCTTGGGGTGTTGGGGCTTATCCGCTGCCTGATTCTCTCTATCCAGACAGTAAAGATTGGGTGGCCTCTGACTACGCTGGTCGCGTGGAGTGGTTGCACTTTATGTACGAGTCAAAGAAACGTGAGGTTGAGCAGTTGGAAACGACGCTTCTTCGCGCTGCCCTTGAGCAGCCTGAGCGCAAGCCGCTGACGGATGAGCAGTTGATGTCCGTATTGCCGGGGGCCGTTCGACTGCCACCGGGGTGGAAAGATTTTGCCCGTGCCATCGAGAAGGCGCATGGAATAGGCGTACAATCATGACACGTTACACAAAATTTGATCTAAAGAAAGAGTTTCAGAAATTCTTCAACGAAGAACAAGATGATTTTGAAATTAGATCAGAAAAGTTCTATGTCTATTGCGAAGCAGGTATAATGCAAGACAAACGAATCCTAGAGTGGCTAGAAGAGGCTTACATTGCAGGAGCAAGGGCTATGGCACAAGATACATTAGATACTCTAGGAGACTACGCTTGTTTTGTAGCAGGACTTGAACCTGAATTGATTAAACCAGAAGAAGTATATGATAGAGCAGGTGCTAATCTTATGGTATACTACACAAAAGTTCTAGATGTATTACCCATTAACAACTTAAAGGATTAAAAATGAAAATTGCTGATAAATTACATAAAGTAAGTGACACTTATACAATTACTGCTTATGACAATGGTTATATGTTTGAAGTAGGTGGCAGAGATATTAATAACGATTGGAAGTCTGTAAAAATCGTAGTACAGACAAAAGAAGAACTTATTACTTTACTTTCTGAAGCGGTTGGTATGCTACGAGAAGATTAAGTACAAATCTGTAGACTATCTCTTTATCGGAGACTGAAGAATGCTGACTAAGACAAAAAAGCAAAGGCTACAAGAGTTGATCTCTATCTTAGAAAAGAGAGAGTCTTTTACAGATCAAGATGCTGCACTTTTTCTTAAAGAATTTATAGAAAATGATTACAAATCAAGAAATCTTCTGGTAAGATCTAGGAACTTGCTTTGCAGTACAAACAAAGTACTGCCAGAAAAAGTACACAACGAAATCAAAAGTACGCTACACTCTGACATTTGCAAAGAACTTTATAAGGAATAATATGAACGAATGGAAAGAATATAATAATACAATTATTAAAGCACTTCAAGAAATGTATTCTGAGTCTGAAGTAAATAAAGTCATAGAATATATTAATAAAATGGATGAAATCTTAAAGAAAAGATTTGAGTCTATGCTTCCTTTTCTAGATAAAGAAAAACAGTACTCTGATGATTATAAACTTCTTACAGATCTTATGATAGAAGAACACGCCAAGTACGTCAGGGCAGTTAATGCAAAAGCATGGGCTGGTTGTAATTGGAAGAACGTAGAGTAATTAAATAAAGGATTAATATGAATGATATCCAAAATGGATTAGTACTTGAACTACTAGATACTTATATTGCTCAATCTCTTCGAGAGGCTTATTTCTCATATAAGCATAATGACTTAGGAGTTCCTTTTTATTCTTACAATGAAGAAGAAGAAGCAAAAGAAGTAAAAAAGATGATGAAGGCTCTAAAGCGCGTTCATAATTATTACACAGTACCTAGTGAACATCTATGACTAAAATAAACACTCTTATGTTTAATCTAGAACATACTCTAATCTCCTTAGTTCTACAAATTATTTTGTTCTTTGTATTTTCTAGTTGGTGGATCGGTGCTGTACTAGTATCTGGTATTTTCATTGGGAGGGAATATGCACAAGCCGAGTACAGATGGATTACACAGTATAGTAAAGGTTTACGAGAAAATATCCGATGGTATGACCATCTTGATCCAGCAGTATGGAACTTTTACAACTCTTTTTGGAATATGGTTCTACCAATTATTTGTGTATTTGCTATGGTTATCATTAATATTTAAAGAGCATATTTTATGACTAAATCTATTCCAGAAACTAGGGTTGCTATTGAAACTTTAGTTCCTGATTTTAAACTTCATCAAGAGATCTTCAATCATGCTTATGCAAAGGGTCAGGTTCAGGAGACTGAACGTATAGCCCAAGATTGGATTAAGCATTGCGGAGGCTCTGACAAGCACGGTGTGGCTAAATTTATTAGAGACTGTATCCATCGAAGAGTAGCCGAGGCTTTACGAGATAGAGGCTTTACGTAAATGAATAAGGTATACGTAGAGAAAGTAAAACAGAAACTCAATTCTGAATTTGCATGGAATAATAATACTCTTGCTGGAACCGCTCTTCAGGTTATCAAAGATCAAGAGCAAGAGATTAATGACTTAGAATTAAAGATTGAGGTTACAAAAGCACTAATGTACGAGGCTATTAATAAACTCAAGGAGACTTATTCATGAAGTACAAAGTAGAAGTTAGTACAGAGAATACACGAGATCTACAGCGTATCCTTTCATCAGAAGAAGCCTTTGGTCTTTTGCATGAAACAGCAAGAGTTCTTAATGCTTTCCTACGGGGGTCTAAAAATCCAAGTCCTGTCATCGAGTCTTTGCTTTTTGACATTGATGTATTTTTAGTAAAGGCGAATGAATGAAGAAGTCTAACAAGTTGTATCAAAACAACAATTTCTCTGTAAAAAACATTCAATCCAGCAAAAAAAGCATTGACCTTGGAGAAGAAGATGACTTATACTTCATCTCAGAGCAGGACGAACAAGACGTAGTGCAGTCTATAGTGCAGTCTCTGTCTCTGGTAAACAAATCATCTAACTCACTCTGGGACTAAGGAAATAAAATGGAAATGAATAGTCAAGAAGCCTTGCAAGACGACGACAAGCCTTTGAACCGCAAGTACTACAGGATGTACAGGAGCGACATTGACAAAAAGTTGTTTGCTGTGTGTCAGTCAGACAAAGAAGACAATCCTATCATTCTTGTAAAAAATGGATTGACATTCGATCAGGCTTCTGCTCTAATTGAGCAAATCAAGAAGAAACAAGTAACCTTTTAACCCTTCAACTACTAAGAACCTAAATGCAAAACGCAATGTTTAACTCTAATCAGTACGATCAATCTTTCTCTGGAGAGAAGACCAAGAATAAAAAAGCAAAGAATAAACTCTTTGATGATTACGTACAAGAGCAAAAGAACAAAAAGAAAAAGAAGAAGGATTACTCTGCTGAACGAAAAGCAAAGACAGGTGAAGATTATTGATTCTTTGCATAATCTTATCATCTTGACAAGATAAACACTAAACTTATCATTTTGATAAGATTACCCTATCGGTAATAATTGATAAAATATATTATGAATCTTAAATTATTTACTGTTAGGGTAATATCAACCTGTATGTTACTATCATACACGCATCTTTTATCTGACTTTCCCATGCCAAGATATACAGAAACAGAATGTATGACCGCTAATATATTCTTTGAAGCAAGAGGTGAGTCTATAAAAGGTATGCAAGCAGTTGCTGCTGTAACATATAACAGACTGAAGTCTAAACATTATCCTAAAGACGTATGCAGCGTAGTCTTCGACAAGAATCAATTCAGTTGGGTAAAGCAGGTAGAATTCAAGTCTGTAAGAAACATCCTAGAAGGCGATTTAAGCGATTTAAATCAAAAGGATACACGGCAGTACTACTTGGCAAAACAAATAGCACAGCAGAGCGTTAAAGAGGTTTTTAGCGTACTTCCTAAAGGCACAATGTGGTATCATACACTTCAGGTTAAGCCTAGGTGGGCAAAGAGCAAGATCTTCGTCAAGAAGATTGGTCGGCATCTGTTCTATACATCGAAAAAAGAACAAAAGTAATAAGGGTTTGTCTGTATGTTTTTCTTAAAAAAGTCAGGTAAAGTTCTGTTGTCTGCTTGGAGGCTTTGGGCTAAGGCACTTGGTGAGAAGTCAGGCAACACAGACGCTGAAGCAAATATAGTTGCTTTTTTTCGGACACTAATCGTAATTTCGTATATACTTACAAACTTGTTCATCATCTCTGGTGTTATCCGACATTGGTAAACTCTAAGGAAACTGCTATGTATAAGATCTCTGAAAAGAATATTGGCGAGTTCGTTGAAGTTGATCATGGGCTTTCTTTCAGTTACTCTTTATGTGATCCTGAGAAAGATCAGTTCTTTATTGAAAAAGGATATCTGCATCTTATTGACACGGTAGGTGGATTGCGTTATGGTCTAGTCAAGAAGACCGTGATCTATATCGTAGTTGATGAAAATGAAGAAGGTCTTGTTGTAGAAAAGTGGCAAATCAAGAAGCATATAATTTACAACAAGGGTTGACAAGTGAAAAAGATCTTTGTATCATCTATTCTTGTACCAATCAAGAAACCAAGAAATCCTCTTGTACCTGCTAGTATTAAACGCAAAGCAGGAAAGCACAGAGATAAAAAGAAAGAAGATAAAGTCTTACCTATTAAGGAATAAAAATGCAAAAGTTCTTGTTTATCGGAGAATATTGGGTAAAATTCCCAAGATCAGAATACGGTGGTATGTGGTCTGTAATTGCCTCGTCAGAGGAAGAGTGCATCGAGATTCTGAAAAAACTTGATGAGTTCAATGATGAGTATCATTATAATATTGAACACGAAGTCAAGAATGCTAAGGTATTTAATCTTGAAGATGGTTTCGATTCAGGCGTAGTACACTTCTTTTTTACTTGAAGGAAATAAGATGCTTATTTCAAAGGAAATATAATGCACAACACGTACAAATATAGTGTAGAATGGAAGTTCAAGAACGATCATCAATGGATCAAGTACTTTGAATCAGAAGATGATATGCAAGTTTTTATCTTAACTTGTGGTCTAGAATCACACCCAGATATCATTGAAGTAACTCGACACAAAATTAAAGGAGATTAAGATGGGATTAGATCAGTACGCTTTCGCAATCGACAAAGAAGATTCTATTGATGAGTTTTCTTTTACTCGAAAAGAAGAAGTAAAGTCTTTTCAGTACTGGAGGAAGAATAATGCTTTGCACAAGTGGATGGCAGACCTTTATATCTCAAAGGGAGGTACTGAAGAATTTAATTGTGTACCTGTGATTCTTACGGTGGATGATTTACTTGAACTTCAAAAGTGCATTATCGAAGATAAACTTACTCCTGCATCTGGGTTCTTTTGGGGTACTCTAGATTATACTGAAGAAGATAAAAAAGACGATCTTGATTTCGTTGCAAGTGCCTTGCTTTATATCTCACAGGGTAAAGTCGTATATTATAATAGTTGGTGGTAATATAAGGATACTCTATGCAGAACTCTGTGCAGAACTCGATGCAGATTACAGCAATGATTGGATTAGTAAATAAAGATGGATCTGTCTGTGCAGTATATTTACATACCAATGGCTCGCCTATGTATGCTGGTAGAATCTTACTTAAGGCTTTTGATAAAGAAAGCCTTGAGAAGTTACTTAATCTTGGTGATCTGCTGGTGCTGGGCAATAACGTAGTACCAGTAGATCAAAATGCTCATTCAGGATTTTCACCTGAAAAAGATACTTGTATTTTCTATGGTCGAGATCGAAGGCAGTCAAATACTTCTTCGTGTCTTTATGCTTCAGTTGATGATCTAAAACAACACAGACAAGAGTGTGACTATTTTTATTTAATGAATAGTAAAAAAGGTGAAGGTAAGTGGTATATTACTGATATTCGTGAAAGCGAAGAGATGTTTGATCTAGAGAGAATTATTAGAAATATGCATTGA